GCTAAATCCAGATAAACCTAAACCGCTGAAACCGGAGCGACCACTGAAGCCAGAGATACCAGATCCACTGAAGCCAGAAATACCGCTGAAGCCAGACGCGCCGTTGCTTCCGATGGTGCCGTTTGTTCCGCTGAAGCCAGAGATACCGCTGAAGCCAGAGATACCGCTGAAGCCAGAGATACCACTGAAGCCGCTAAAGCCGGAGATACCTGAGAAACCAGACGCTCCGTTAACACCGATCGTTCCGTTTGTGCCACTAAATCCAGAGATACCAGACGCGCCACTGAAGCCAGAGATACCACTGAAGCCAGAGATACCGGAAAAGCCGCTGATGCCACTGAAGCCAGAGATACCAGAGAATCCGCTAAATCCAGACACGCCAGAACCAGAAAAGCCTGAGTGACCACTGAAGCCACTGAAGCCACTGAAGCCACTAGTGCCACTAAAACCAGACAGGCCCGCTAGTAAAGTCACCACACCAGAAACGTTTTTGTAGTACAGCTTTCCGTCGGCGGTATTGATTGCCAATTCACCGGCGACCAAGTTTGCCGCTAGGGGTACGTTAGTTGCGGTGGTGCTGTAATAAAGTTGTATGGGTGTAAAACCGGATGCGGCCATTTTTTATTCCTTAAGATGTTCTAAAACGATCTTGGGTTTGACAAATCGTTCATTCCGGTGTTCTACAAACTCCCACCAGAGAAATTGGTTTTCTGCTAAATGTTTTCTGTCAGCTAAAAGATTAATGTTTTCTGGATGACCGTATATTAACGGATCCGACACACTCCACAACACAATTCCTTTTTTGCCTTCGTCCCAGCCTAAGTGCTGAAAAAAGCTGTCACATGAGATCCAGATTCGGCACTCTTGAATTAGCTTACGTAATTCGGTAATAGGTAAATTTTTTCTAAAGTCGGGAACTAACTGCTTTTCTCCCTCTATTCCAACCTGGACAATTGGCTCGTCAATCATTTCGATCAACTCTTTCCAGTACGGATAATTCTTTGAGTTTTGCTTGCCGTTTAATAGCGCCTTGGAGTACGGTGAAATAATAATCATAGGTAGAGCTTTCTGTAAGCGTTCTCTAGGCTATCTTTCCAATTCCACTGGTGCATCTTTTTGTAGACATTCCAAGCGTCTACGTCGCCAAACAATTGCTGCGCCTCTGCTATCGACCGACCGGGAACCACTTCAGGATAACAAGTAAACACCTCAGCGTTAGGTATCGAAGAAAGTATGCGGCTGAATACAAGGTGGTCACCAAGACCGTTGTTAAGAACCACAACGGTCTTATCACGGTACTGCAAAATATTTCTAAAAATGCGTTCATCGTGGTGGTACATCTCTTCTTTTGTTTCGCTGCGAATACCGCCTTGGGGGTTCTTCATGTGCCACGTCACTGCGTTAGGCACTACCCAGTTAATGTATCCTTTTTGGTGCAAGCCGTAGGTAAACAGTGTCTCTTCTCTGTGCGCTACCCTTGAAAGACCCAGATTATAATCAACGATCCCAGCACGATATAAGAAAGAGCAGTGTAGATGTTCAACTTGTCTAACCTCGTTAAATTTGCCCCATTGCACGTTTGGCTCTGAGTCAATATTTTCAATTTTTCCAGTTACTTGATTTGTGTCTGGCATGTACGGCGGCGTTAGTATCTGACCGCCGACCGCGCCGGTGCTTGGCCCTACACACTTGTAAAGTTCTTCTAGCACGTTGGGCTCTGGTATTGCGTCGTCGTCAACGCGCCAAACCCAGTCATACCCCATCGTGTTGGCTCGTTGGTGAATGTGGTGCTGGCCTTTCTTTTCGGCAAACAACCACTCCCACGCGATGCCCTTAATCTCTAACATCTGGAAAAAGTATTGGTAAATCATCTCTTTCCGCATGTCTTGCGGCTCGTCATTGTCATCAAAGATAACCAGCTTGTCTACTGGCTTTGTTTGACTGATGATAGCGTTTAGTACTAGGGGTAGCGTGGTAAAGTAGCGCCCCCTAGTCGCCACGGAGCAGAGTACTTTACTCACTAGCTGTCCACTTACAGATCATCAAGTTGCAAGGGTTTGATGTTGTAATGTCGTGCGGCACATCTGAAATCTCGCCCTGCTCGTTGATGTAGTTAAACTCAAAGCCAGGGAAGTGGCGCTCGTTTAATCCGTGCAACTTGTGGTGTGGCCCCCAAAATCCCGGTGGCTCATTCATCGGTACGGTAATTAGCAGTCGCTTGCAGTGTTTCTTAAACTTTTCGACAATTTCTAAACCGTTATCAATGTGCTCAATGACTTCAAAGGCGACAATGGTGTCGTACTGACCTAGTATAAATTCGTTTATATCGCCGCTAACAAATGTGTTATTGGCGCCGTGCCATCCCTGCTCTTTAGCTACATCGACAATAATTGGATCATAGTCTAACCCAATGTAGTTAATATTTTCTGGAAAAAACTGTCTGCCGTATCCGTTGGTGCAACCCAGTTCAAATACTGAATTGCCAATTAAATTTTTCGCTGCCCACTCGTACCTTGTTACCTCGCGCGGGAAGACTTGGTCTCCCTTGAGGAACACCGCGCGCTCCCAGAAGTTTGATAGGCGCCAGCGGTACCAATCCTTATTGTACTTCTTGGCCAACTTTAAGGAGTTAATCAAGAAGATGTTTTCCCAGCCCTGCACCAAGCTAGTGTCATACATGGTGCCTTCGCCTTTGTGGTAGATCGGAAACACGCCAACGTATTGGCTTTCTTCCCATACCTTCTCAAATACCTCTAGGACCTTAAATCCGGCCTTCTCAGCCTCGATACAGAACTCAGTGTCCTCACCCCCACCCACGCCGTACTCTTCGTTTAGGAGGCCGATTTTGTCAAAGACTTTGCGGTGGATCATCACGCAAAAGAATACTGCAAAGTCACAGCCCGCCGGCTCTGAGTGCCCCCTAATAACGCAAGAGATTCCGCAGTCTGGGTCCTTGAACGGACCGTCTAAAGCCTCTAGCCAATGGTTACGTGGTTGGTCTAGCAAGATCGTGTCATTATTTAGTAGGACAATCTTGTCGCAGGTGGCTGCCTTAATAGCCACGTTATTGGCTCCGGAGTAGCCCAAGGCTGCGTCATTCCAGATAACTTTCAGGCCCGGGACTGCTGTTACTAGGTAGTCCAAATAAACCCGGGTATTGTCCGTGCAACCATTTGCGCTGATAATCAGCTCAACTTCGTCCATGTTTGAGTGCTTAATTACCGAGTCTACACAGGGCTTTAAGTACTTCTCACAATTGTTGTATGTGGGTATTACGATGCTGTATTTCATGTTTTCCTTCAAAGTTCGTACGAACTTAATTTGAGTTGTCCTACTACCACTAATACGCAGAAAAGCTAAAAACTGGCCTATTTAATTTTTGATTTTAGTTCTTCAATTTCAGCGCGCAACTCTTTAACTTGTTTGGCTAACTCAATAGCTGCCACTAATGCTGCAGCACCATAATTAACCGCTAAATAGCCTTGAGAGTCTTCTACAACTGCTTCTGGTAATATGGTTTGTAGTGACTGGGCGGTTACACCAACCTCACGATTGCCACTACTAATACGCTCAAAAGTACCGTGCTTAACATATACTAATTGTTTTACAAAATCTGAATTAAGATCTGTCCAGTCTGTCTTTAAGCGCTCGTCAGATGAAGCTACTAAGGAAGTTGCTGTAAACGCGCCTGTACCTGAGTTAAATGTCATGCTTGCTGAGCCAGCTAACGCCCCAGCATTGTTGTATTGAACTTGAGTATCTGAACCTGCGGCGCCTGCTGTCGGTGTGGCCCAAGCTGGCAATCCAGTAACCACGGTTAATACTTGCCCCGCAGAGCCAATGCCTAGCCTTGCCGCAACAGTAGGAGATGATTCATAAGTTATATCGCCCGTTGTTGTCATGGGGTTTAGTGCGTTAAAGGCTGCTGTTGCTGTTGTTTGGCCTGTGCCTCCGTTAGCAATCGAAACAGGTAACGCTACACCTAGGCCGGAGAAACCAGAAATACCAGAGAAGCCAGAAGTGCCGGTTGCTCCATTTGTACCAGAGAAGCCAGAACGACCAGAGAAACCAGAAATACCAGAGAAGCCAGAAGTGCCGGTTGCTCCATTTGTACCAGAGAAGCCAGAACGACCAGAGAAACCAGAAATACCAGAGAAGCCAGAAATACCAGAAAAGCCAGAAGTGCCGGTTGCTCCATTTATACCAGAAAAACCAGAGAAGCCAGAAGTGCCGGTTGCACCATTTGTACCAGAGAAGCCAGAGAAGCCAGAAGTGCCGGTTGCTCCATTTGTACCAGAGAAGCCAGAGAAGCCAGAAGTGCCGGTTGCTCCATTTGTACCAGAAATACCAGAGAAGCCAGAAGTGCCGGTTGCTCCATTTGTACCAGAGAAGCCAGAACGACCAGAGAAACCAGAAATACCAGAGAAGCCAGAA